AATGCCGTTCTACCTTATCTGTCTGATCTTATGCGTAAGTATAACAGTTACTTCCGTATTGAAGACCTCACACATGGAAACAAGAAAAAGACAGATAGAATCACTTGGTCTTTACAGGGCAGATTAGAGCACGGAAAGATTACCTTCAATGAGGGTCCTTGGAATAGCGAAATAATCGATGAACTGATGAACTTCCCTAACCCCCAGGTCCACGATGACTTGATTGATGCCTTGAGTTACATCGACCAGATAGCGATTGCAGAGTACACCTCAGACTATGAGGAAGACGATTACACACCAATGGATGCCGTTTCAGGCTACTAGGAGAGAGCATGGAAGAGCAAGAAAACGAATACAACGGTAAAGAAGCTAAGATCACTGAGTGGGTCTTATCTCGTTGCCTTATGTGGCGCAACCACCGGGATGAGAACTATTTAGAATCCTGGAAAGAGTATGAGCGTCTATGGCGTGGTATATGGTCTGGAGAAGACAAGACAAGAGACTCTGAGCGTTCACAACTTGTAACCCCTGCCCTTCAGCAGGCAATCGAGTCCCACACCGCTGAGATCGAAGAGGCTATCTTTGGTCGTGGTGAGAAGTTCTTTGACATCGTTGATGACCAAAAAGATCAGCAAAGAATCGATGTAGAGCAGATCAAGAACCAGATGTATGAGGACTTTAAGAACCAGAAGGTCCGTAAGTCAGTCTCAGACATTGTCCTCTTAGGCGCTGTCTATGGCACTGGCATCGGTGAAATTACCATCGCAGAGAAGACTGTGCTAAGGCCAGCGATGCGCCCAATCGTGGAGATGGGTGTTTCTGCTATTGGTGTTGAGGAAGTGCCTAAGTTCGTTGTTGGCTTGAAAGCCATCAATCCTAAGAACTTCTTGATTGACCCCACCGCTACCAGCATCGAAGAGGCTATGGGCTGTGCGGTAGAAGAGTATGTGTCACTACACTCTGTCGTGGCTGGTATGGAGTCTGGTGTTTACAATAAAGTTGAGAACCTTGGTCAGGCCGCTGTAGACAGCGACATTGAGCCTGTACAGGAAGACGTTGAGTATCAGCAAGACAAGGTACTATTGCTTCGCTACTATGGCTTGGTGCCGAAGTACCTGATCGAGTCTGGCTCTGATGAAGAGATTGTTGAACTGTTTGCTAAAAAGCAAGAAGAGTTTGGCAACGAAGCAGCAGACTACACAGAGTTGGTTGAGGGCATCGTAGTTATCGCCAATGACCAGCACCTGCTTAAGGCTGAGTTGTCGCCCTACATGATGGAAGACCGTCCCATCGTAGCCTTCCAGAACGACTCTATGCCTAACCGCTTCTGGGGTCGTGGCATCGCTGAGAAGGGCTACAATATGCAAAAGGCTATTGATGCTCAGATCCGTGCCCACTTAGACAGCCTAGCACTGACCACAGTACCGATGATGGGCATCGATGCTACAAGGCTACCCCGTGGTGCCAAGTTTGAAGTAAGACCAGGCAAGACCATCCTGACCAACGGAAACCCCGCTGAGGTCCTCCAGCCATTTAAGTTTGGCAACACCGATCCTGGCAACCTGCAAATTGCTGGTGAGTTTATGCGGATGATGCTGATGGCTACTGGCACGGTAGATAGTTCGACTATGCCTTCGCCTACAACGGCAGACGGTGCTGGCCTCAGTGCTGGCCTCTCAGCCATCATTAAAAAGAATAAGAGAACCCTAGTTAACTTCCAAGAGCAGTTCCTGATTCCGTTTGTAAAGAAGTCTGCTTATCGGTTTATGCAGTTTGATCCAGAGAACTACCCTGCACAGGACTTCAATTTCATCGCTTCTAGCAATCTAGGCATCATTGCCCGTGAGTATGAGCAGATGCAGTTCATGAATCTACTCAAAACCTTGGGTCCAGATAGCCCTGTTGTGCCAATTGTGCTCAGAGCCATTATCGAAAACAGCGGTTTGAATAACCGTGAGCAGATTATTGGACAGATGGACCAGATGATGCAGCCCAATCCTGAGGCACAGCAGGCTCAACAGATGGTTCAGCAGCTACAAATGCAAAATGCTCAGTTGCAAAACGCCAAACTTGAGTCTGAAGTGCTCCTAAACCAGACCAAAGCACAGGCAGAGGCTGTAGATACGCAGTTGAAACCAGCAGAATTGCAGGCTTCGCTGGCTGCTAGTGCCTCTAAGTACCTCTCAGACTCTAATGATCCCACTGGAGAGTTTGAAAGACGGATAAAAGTAGCAAATCTGGCACTAAAAGAGAAAGATATTGACACTAAGAAGGAAATTGCTAACCTTCAGGTCGTTGCTGCCCGTCAAAAATAAAAAACTTGACAAAAGCGGTAAAAAGTGCTTGACAAATTAAGAAAAGTGTGGTAGAATTACAACAATGTTACCAGAATTACAGCAGTATTACGAAGACAGGCTTTCTATGATGACCACCACAGCGTGGTCGCAACTCCTAGAAGACCTATTAGAGATGCGTACCCAGTACGAGAACATCCGCAACTGCGATGCAGTGACCCTAGAGTTTAGAAAAGGACAGGTAGACATTTTAGACTACATCATTGGTCTAAAAGACTTGTCACAACAAACCTACGAGGAACTGCAAAATGGCGAGAAGAATATTTGAATTCCGCTGTGCCAAAGCGCACATAAGCGAAAAGTATGTAGATGAGTCAGTAACAGTCATACAGTGCCCACACTGTACAAATGACGCTACAAGGCTTATCTCAGCTCCTAGAATCTCTTTAGAAGGCATCACAGGTGATTTTCCTTCTGCAAGCAGAGCCTGGGAGAAGCGGCGAGAGTCGCACATGAAGTATGAACGTAAAGTTGGTATTTCGGAGGGATAAGAGAACCCCCTCAAACGTAATAAGTGTTCTTTCTTAATGCTGTTGAGGCACGGGAGACAATAGATGGCTAGTTTTATTGAAGAAGGCGTTGAAGAAGTAGATCCTAACGAAGTAATGACTGACATTAGCACAGCCGAACCAGAAGCGAAAGCAGAAGAGCCGGTTGTTCAAGAGCAAGCTGAAGAGGACGTTCCCGAAAAGTATCGGGGTAAAAGCGCCAAAGAAATTGCTCAGATGCACATGGAAGCCGAGAAGTTAATTGGCAGACAAGGCAGTGAAGTTGGTGAGTTACGGCGTGTTGTGGATGACTTCATCAAGACCCAAACTACAACAAAACAGCAACTGCAATCGGAAGCTGACGAAGAAGTTGATTTCTTCGCTGATCCTAAACGTGCGGTAGAGAAGGCGATTGAAAACCATCCAAAGATTAGAGAGGCTGAAAAACTCTCATCTGAGATGGCAGCGGCAAAGGCGTTTAACGAACTAAAAGCACGGCATCCTGACTTTCAAGAAGTTGTTGCCGATCCTGCATTCCAGAATTGGGTTGCAGCCTCCAAAGTGAGGGCAGAGTTGTTTGTTCGTGCAGACCGTTCTTTTGATTATGATGCTGGTGATGAGTTGTTGTCTATTTGGAAAGAACGCAAACAGGCAGCACAGCAGACAGTATCAGCAGAGAAAGAGGTCCGTAGCCAAGCCGTAAAAGCAGCCACTACCACAGTGTCTTCGGGCAGTGATGAAGCACCCTCTAAGAAGATTTACCGTCGTGCAGACATTATTAAACTCATGCAAACGGACCCTGACAAGTATGACATGATGCAAAATGAAATCATGGCTGCTTACCGAGAGGGCAGAGTCCGATAACTTAACACTTTTAACAAAGGAAATTTATCATGCCTTTAGGTACCAATAACGTAGTACAATCGACAGTAAACACCGCAGGTTTTATTCCTGAGGTATGGTCTGACGAAATCATCGCTGCTTACAAGAAGAACCTCGTAGCAGCTAATCTGTTCAAGAAGATGTCCATGAAGGGTAAGAAGGGCGATGTTATGCACTTCCCGTCGCCTGCTCGTGGCTCTGCTGCTGTTAAGACTGCTTCTTCGCAGGTTACTCTGATTGCTGAGAGTGGAACTGAGAAGACTGTCACGATTAACCAGCACTATGAGTACAGCCGTTTGATCGAAGACTTTGCTGAAGTTCAGGCTCTGTCCTCGCTGCGCCGTTTCTACACGGATGACGCTGGCTACGCTCTTGCTACCCGTATTGACACATCGCTGATCCAGTTGGGCCGTGGTGCTCAGTCGGGTACCGCAGGTTCGGCTGCTTACGACAAAGCATATCTTGCTGGTGATGGATCAACGCTGTATGTTGACGGCACCAACGTAGGTACTGCTCTGACGGATGCTGGCCTTCGCCGTGCAATCCAGCGTTTGGACGACAGCGATGTTCCGATGGACGGACGTTTCTTGATCGTTCCTCCTGCAACCCGTAACACCATGATGGGTCTTGCTCGTTTTACTGAGCAGGCTTTCGTTGGTGATGGCGCTACCATCCGCAACGGTCAGATTGGTGACGTATACGGCGTTAAGGTCTTTGTAACGACCAACGCTGATACAGCAACGACAACGACTACCCGTATCGCTCTGTTGGCACACCCAGAGGCATTTGTTCTGGTTGACCAGCTTGGTGTTCGTGTTCAGACCCAGTACAAACAAGAGTACCTTGGTACGCTGTTGACTGCTGACACGCTCTACGGTGTTGGTGAGTTGCGTGATACCTCTGCTGTGGCTCTTGCTGTTCCTGCCTAATCAGGAATAACAATCGGGGGCTGGCTCACAAGGCTGGCCCTCTTCTAACCACTTAAGGAGATTATTATGGCTGTTTCTCAAGGTCGTTCCCAGTTTCAGGGCTTGTTCTCTGAGATGTGGGCAGTTTCTGAGACTGTGGACTTCGCTAATGCTGCTACCGGTTCTGGTACGTTTGCATCTGCTGATGTAACAGTCCCTGGTGTTGCTCTTGGCGACATCGTTATGGGCATCTCTGCTGGCGTAGACACTGTAGACACCGTTATCGGTGGCGCAGTAACTGCTGCTAACACGGTTACCCTGACTGTTCTAAATAACACTGCTGGTGCTGTAAATCTGGCTTCTACTACTCTAAAATTTGTTGTAGCACGTCCAGCATTCTAAACCTTACGGTTTTGCCTCTTAGGAGGCTTTTCTTTAGCATCTTCGTTGAGGGTGTTAAAGAAAACAACATAGAGGACTAAAATGATACCTCGCTGCTACCCTACTACCTATGCAACCGCAAACGGTACAACAAAAATGGTCGTAAACTCGCTTGCAAGCACTACTGGCTTAACTGCTTGGGTTGACTACATTCCCACAAAGAAATTAGGTTCTGCACCCGCACAATACAATACTTATGACAATGCTGGTGCTATGTTTGTAGATGTTCTTGCTAGTACGACAGGTAAAACCGCAGGCATCGATTACATTAATATATACGAAGATGCCACACTAACCAAGGCTTGGTCAACAGACGCAAGCGGTTATATTCCAATCTGGTACTAACATGGCGATATATCGTGGTCCCGGTGGTCCCGGCGATGCAACAGCAGATCAAGCAAACACAGCACAATTAGCACTTACTTATGCTAACCAGTCTGCTGCGAGTGCTGCTGCGGCGGCGGCATCTGCTCAAAGTACAATTGACTTTACTACTGATTTAGATGTAACAGTATCTTCGTTGCCTGCTGGCTCAACGCCAACTGTAACTTATAACTCTACATCTGTATCGATAGCGTTTGGTATCCCTGATGGCACTACTGGCGCTACAGGCCCTTCAGGTCCAACTGGTGCTCCTGGTGGCACTGGTCCAACAGGCCCGACAGGACCTACCGGCCCGACTGGTCCTACTGGCCCGGCAGGATCAGCAGCTACGATTGCTGTAGGCACCACAACTACTGGCCCTGCTGGTGGCAGCGCATCTGTAACCAACAGTGGTTCATCTTCTGCGGCGGTCTTTGACTTTACCATTCCAACTGGTCCTACCGGTCCAACAGGACCTACAGGGCCTACAGGCTCCCCCGGCCCAACAGGCTCACCAGGACCTACCGGCCCAACTGGTCCAACAGGGCCTACAGGACCGACTGGGGCAACTGGCCCTACTGGTCCAGGCGTAGCTGCTGGTGGAACCACTGGACAGGTATTACAAAAGAATAGTGCTACAAATTATGACACTTCTTGGGTAACATTTAGTTCTCTACCCTCTCAGTCTGGAAATAATGGTAAGTTTTTATCTACAGATGGTTCTGCTGCTTCTTGGTCAACTATTCCAACTAAACTACAGGTTTTAGTTCGTGCTGGCACAACCACAGATATTTCACTAGCCAACGGATATTTACCTGTTACAAACAGGGCTGGTTCAACAATTCAAGTATCAATCGTCTAAGGATAAGAAATGGCTAACAGATACCCTTTAGTTCTTAACGGAACAACTGTACAAGAACTTCAGTCTGGTGATGACCTAATTGGTTTGACTAACTGGGGCGCACTAGATACAGATCAAACATGGTCTGGAGCACAGCGAGGCACAGTCACTACTGACAATGATGGTTCATTCGACATGAATGTGACTAACAACTTTAAGTGTACACCCACAGGTAGTTTTACCTTGACCTTTACTAACATCACTGCTGGTCAGTCTGGGTTTATCCTGCTAGTCAACGGATCTAACTACACAGTCTCTGCCCACGCTAACACCAAGGTAGCCACTGGTGCTTTGACTGCTATGTCAGCCACTGGTACTTATCTGCTTAGTTATTTCTCTGATGGTACTAACGTATATGTAGTCAACTCTGGAGCATTAGCTTAATGGCGGTTCTACCTACGGGCATTGGCCCAGTCACTAACGGCGGCTATCAGATAGAGCGCAGTCTGCGGTTTAACTCTGCCGATAGTGCGTATCTGAATAGGACTTTTGGGGCTGGTAATCAAAAGACATGGACGCTCTCTGCTTGGGTTAAAAGGTCTGCTCTCGGAGAAAGCCAAATTTTTTCAAACTACACAAGCGGAACCGATGTTGCGTGGATTTATTTTAATTCTTCAAACGAACTTTATTTTCAAAACTACGAAGGTTCTAATCAGTTAGAACTGAAAACCACTCAAGTCTTTAGGGATGTTGGGGCGTGGGGTCATTTGGTTGTAACTTTAGATACAACGCAAGCAACATCATCAAACAGAGCAAAATTGTATTGGAATGGTGTGCAAATAACTACGCTCACAACCGCAACCTACCCAACACAAAATGCCGACTTAAAAATAAACACAAATGGTGAAGCGCACGAAATAGGTAAAGCAAGTTCGACATACTTCAACGGCTACATGGCTGAGGTTTACTTTATTGGCGGTTCAGCCCTAACGCCATCCTCATTTGGTGAAACCGATTCTGCCACAGGTGTATGGAAGCCCAAGGCTTACTCTGGCACATACGGCACTAACGGCTTCTTCCTAAAGTTTGCAGACAACTCTGGCACGACTAGCACAACGCTAGGCAAGGACAGTTCAAGCAACGGTAACAACTGGACACCTAATAACTTCTCGGTGACCGCTGGTGCTGGTAATGACTCGCTAGTAGATTCACCTACTGCATACGGTACAGACACAGGTGTTGGTGGTGAGGTGCGTGGTAACTATGCTACTTGGAATCCGTTAGACAAGGATGATGGCATCACTTCTGTCACCAACGGAAACCTTAACGTAGTCACCAACGGCTCTAACGGAAGCATTAAATCGACTATCGCATTTCCAAGTGGTAAGTGGTATTGGGAAGTTACATCTGACACGGTTAACAGCGGAGGAACGCAA